CGATCGCCTTGAGGTTCGACGCCGTCGAAGCCACGCCGACCGCACCGACCGTCCGCGAGACCGACGCGCGGTGGCCGTCGAGCTCGGACACGTCCGTCGAGAGCGTGAAGTTCGGGTAGAGCTTCTGCTCCGAGTTCGTCCCGCGAGCCGTCGAGAAGCCGGCCGCGAACGACGGGTCCAGGGCGACGTCGCGCGGCACGTACCCGTCCGCGAGGACGAGGGTGTCCGCGGCGTCGAGGTAGGTGTACGGCTTGACCGGGGGCGTGTCGTCCGTCTCCACGACGTTCGTCGTGTTGACCAGACGCTGCGTCATCGCCGCGACCGCAGCACCACCCGTGGGGTTGATGCCGTGGATCACGCCGTAGTCGAGCGCACGCGACAGCGCCGGCTGGATGAGGGCCAGCACCTGCTCGACGACGTCGATCACGTCGTCCTCGTCGGCCCACTTCACCTCTTCCGTCCAGCGCACCGTCTTGTGGAACTTGAACGGCGTCGCAGTGACGGTGGTCGGCGTGATCGTCGAGGCGCCCTTGTTGGCGCCCTCAGCGACATACTCGGCCTCGCCGATGTCGAACGTCATCGACTGGCCGGGGCCGAACTTCATCGGGATGGAGTCCGACAGTGCGGCGACGACCGAACCGGACTGGACCTTGCCCAGCCACGGGTCGAGCTTCTGCGGAGGGAGCGTGAAACTCCCGGTGGTCAGTGCAGCCATGATGGCCGTCCTTTCAGGTCAGTCCCGGTTGAACAGACCACGCACGACTTCACGCATCGGGTCGTCACCGGTCTTGGATGGGGTACGGCCCGCGAAGGGGTCGCGGTTGCCGTTCTTCTTGCGGTCAGCGACGGTCTCGGCGAGGCGCTCGGCCTGCTTGCTGAGCGTCGCCTCGTCAGTCGCGGTGAGGAACAGGGCCGCGTCCTCGTCGGAGATCCCGTGCTTCGCCTGGATGCGCGAGCGCAGCGCCGTCGTCCGAGTGGACTGCAGCTCCTGCTCGAGCTTGGCGATCCGGTCCGCCGTCTTCTGCGCCTCCGTCTTGCTGGCCTCCTGCGCGGCATCGAACTGCTCCGCCTTGGCCTTCACGTCGGCGTAGTCGGCGAACTTCGCCTGCACGCGCCCGATGCGGTCCTTGACCATGGCATCGAACTCGGCCTGCGAGGTGGGAGCCTTGAACCCCTTGTCACCGCCGTCGCCACCCTCAGGGGTGGGGCCGCCAGTAGGGGTCGGGGCAGGGGTTTCCGTGGACATCTGTTCCTCCTCTTGCACCGCCCGTTGACCGCCGGCGTTCGCGTACCCCGTCGAAGGACGGGAAGTCTCTAGTCCTCGTACCGCTGGATGTAGTCGCGGATGCTCGCGTTGTGAGCCGACTTCTGTTCCGGCGTCATGCGCGTCGTGCGACGCGACGCCTTGTAGACAGCCACGTCGACCTCAGGCGCGTCCTGATCCCACGACGGGACCGCCGCGCAGTCACATGACTTGTGCGACGCGAACATCACCGAACGCTGCCGGTACACCGCGCCGCGGTCGATCAGCATCCGGCAGAAGCTGCACGAGTCACCCCGACCGATCCGCTGCCAGCCAGACGCCCGAGGATCACGGTCAGCAGACGCCGCGATCGTCTGTCGGCCGGCCGCCAGCACGTACTTCGGGGCCGTAGATCGCAGGGCCAGGAGCGTCTCGTTCGGAGCGTCCGTGAACAGCGCCCCCACCGCACGGCGCGTCGTTCCGCCCACCGCATCCATGTACGGCGAGGCGACCATCGCGGCGGAGAACCTGCCAGCGACGCCCTCGGCAGCGCGAACCTCGTCGTACCAGTCCGCCGCCACGGCAGCCGCGGACTCGCCGTACTGCGACACGAGCACCGGCATGAACGCCAGCAGCTCATCACGAGCACGCTCCGGACGGCCCAGGTCCAACGACGCGAAGAACGCATCCAGGTCCCGCTCCACCAGACGACGGATGCCCTGCTGGGCCAGGCGAAGACGCTCGGCGTCAGCCGGCGACACCATCAGGAGCCTCCGGCTGGCGCCCGGCCGCGATCAGCGCATCCAGTCGCACGTTCGCCTGCGCACGGCGACGCTCCGCCAGCGCACGCGTGATCTGCTGGTCATCCAGCCCGATGAGCTCGAGGCCGACCTCGGTCTCGCCGAGCCACGGCACCGAGCCCAGCTGCTTCGCCCCCGCGTCAGCCATCGCCGCGCGAGACACGTACCGAGGATCACGCCACTTGCAGTCGATCGACCGCCACGCGTCAGGAACCTCCGACAGGCCCGACTGCATCGCCATCGCGATCGGCACCACGTGACGCAGCGCCGGCGTGAACTCGTCCGTCGCCCCCTCGGCCTCCGAGATGAGCTCGTACTGCGATGCGTCGTACGACTCCGCCGACGTCGGGTTCGCGATGTCCGAGATAGCCACCGACGAATCCGGCAGCGACGCCTCACGCGCGAACAGCTTCGAGTACGCGTTCAGCGCCTTGAGCTGCGGCTCAGGGCTCGACGCCTCGAACTTCTTCACGTCCGCACGAGACAGCGGATCGCCGTCCCGATCCATGTCGTCCGGGATGCCCTTGATGCGGCCGAGGCGACGCTGGTTGTCCGTCAACGGCACGCCGTTCTCGTCGCGGAAGATGTCCAGGTCGGCGCCCAGGATCCAGAACTCGGGGTTCGCGTAGACGTCCATGTGCCCCTCGAGCCGCACCAGCGTGCGAGCCGCAGCATCCTGCAGCGCGCGCACCGGACGCGTGAGGCGGGTGCGCCCCATCGGCTTCTTGAGCCGCGGACGGTACGGCATCACCGAAGCCGGCACGCCAAACGGGTGCTCCGAACTGACGGCTTCCCACTTCCCGTCGACCTTGCGGGCCGCGATCGTCTTCCCGGGCAGCAGCAGCGACAGGGCCGTGATCTGGCGCGACTTGTCGCGATCCCGGACGATCACCAGGTTGTCCAGGCGGCGCGAACGCGGGTTGCGCTCGCCCGTTCCGTCCACGGCCGAGTAGAAGTGCACCATCCCGCGCGGCTCACCCTCGGACTCGTCACCCTGCGACGCCACCGCGAACGCCGGCCCGAAGATCAGCGCGTCCGTGATCGCCTGGTCCGTCTCCGCGCTCAGGCGGTTCCCGTCCCACACCTCGCGGTAGCCGTAGTCGTCCAGCGTGCCGTCCGCCCACACCATCCGGTCCAGGTTGCAGCGACGAGCCAGCGTGTCCACAGCCTTCGCCGACCAACCCAGGATCAGTCCGAGCTGGTAGTACTGCTCCGGCACGATGCCGCCGTGGATCTTCCGCAGCGCCTTCTCGGCCTCGTAGTACGCCTCGAGCCGTCGGTTCCGCGACGCCAGACGATCCAGACGACCAAGCAGCCCGTTCAGCGTCGCGTTGTCGTCGTCCGAGACCCCGGGGAGCGTGATCCGCTGGTCGCTCATGCCACCACCGCCCGTCGCCCGCTCGAAGTCGACCGTCCGGCACCATCAGCCGGCGGCTTGCGCTTGCTCGTCGTCGCCCCGAAGTGGGCGTAGGTCACTGCCTCGAGCGGGGTCACGTCAGCGTCGTCACCGATCGCCTGCCAACCCCAGCCGCCGTCCTTGCCGATCGGGCGCTTCGTCGCCGACTTCACGACGTCGTCCAGGCCCGTCTGCCCGTAGTGCGTCAAGTCGCCGACCTTCACCGCCTCGAGCAGGCCCGAGTGAGCCTCGTAGACCTGACTCAGCGTCGGCACGACGATCCGCCGGCGAGGAACACCGCGCTTCACCAGCGCCGTCACGAACTGGTCCGCACCAGACTTGCCGTCGACCACGATCACCGCGGCCTTGCGCCAGCGAGCCGCCAGCCAGTCCGCGAGCTCAGCCGTGCCGACCGCCGTCGACATCGCCTTGATGACCTCGACGTGCGTGGGGCCACCCTCGGGCCGCCTCGCGCCCGCCAGAGACACGCGCTGCCCGTCCGGGGAGAACTTCACGCCGAACGCCTGAACACCCGCAGGAGGCGCGATCTCGCGATGCCCCGCCTTCCAGGCGGCCTGGTCGATCAGCGCCTTCGCGCCCACGACCTCGTCCCAGATACCCAGCCCTTCGCGGCGCCAGGAGTCCTTGTCGGGCAGGTTCTTCCGGAGTCGCTGAACCGAGACTGGGGGAGTCCTGTGAGGGTAGGACGGATTCGCCAGCTCAACCTGCCGCGGGTCGTCGACATCTAGACCCGGATCGCCCGAACACTCCACGTAGACGGAGTCGCCGGACTCCACCGGGGCCCCAAAGTCCGCGCCGCCCGCAGCCTTCTTCGACTCCAGGGCCTCCTGGCGCCGCTCGGTAAAGACGTCGCCCGGGTCCACCTCTGGTCGAGGCGGCGTGCCCATGTAGAACAGTAGAGCGCCGTGCTCGAAGCGAGACTGGTTCGTCGCCGCCACCATGTCCTCGAGCGCCTTCACCGTGAGGATCTGCGCCTCATCGAAGACCTCGATGTCGACCTCATCGAAACCGCGACCAAATCCCTGCTCACGCGCGCCGAAGATGATCCGCGAGCCGTTCGCGAACGGGATCTCCTGCTCGCCGTTCGCGTCGCGGATCGCCGTGCCGTTGTTCGAGCCTGCCTTGATGTACGTCCGGACGCTCCGGCGCAGGACGTAGGCCTTCATCTTCTGGAACGTGTTCGTCGCCGTACGCATTCGGTGCGCGGTCCAGATGACCGTGAGGTTCGGGAACAGCGTGCACAGCGCGACGACGATCCTCATGACGATGAAGGTCTTGGCGACCTGGCGGGGGATCGAGAACGTGACCCCACCGACTGTCGCCGCGAACGTGCCGTCTGCGCGAATGCCGAGCGTCGCCTCGCCCAGGCCGTCCTGCCAAGCGTCGAACGTGTCCCCGAACTCTTCGCAGCGCTCCGCGACGTCGTACCACAGCGAGTCGACGATCCCCTCGGGGATGACGACGTGCCGGGCAGCCTCAGAGAGCCGAAGCGTTGAACGATCGACGGGGGCGGCGGTTGCCGTCATCGCGTCCCGCCTCCTGCTCCTCAGTGGCGTCGAGCGCACGGATCTGGCGATCGAGCTCGCGCAGTTCCTTGTAGGCCGACGCGATCGCGTTCGACGAGACCTCGCCAGCATCGAGCTTCTTCGCGAGGGCTCGACGCATCGACGCCAGAACATCCCGCGCCGACCCCTCGATCGCCTCGGTGATCGTCGCCGGCACTTCCTTGCTGGGGGCCTCGTCACCTGGCTTCACCACACGGAGAGAGGCCATGTGGACCACCTCCGGGGTTTTTCGAATCGCGGGGAGAGAAAGGCGCTATGC